ATTATAGAACGCAAGTCTTTTCGCTTTACTGTTAAGGAAGTCTGGGAAGTCTATTGGTTTGAAAGAGTTCTTGAATTCTAGATCACTAGGATCAGCATTCTTTAAAATAAGACCTAACTTATTTATTTCAGTTCTTGTCAATTCCTCACCTAACATTACTTTTCTTTCTAATGTTAAGAACTTACCCTTACTTGTCTTAGCTAACTCAGATCTGAATGCATCAGATGCACCAGTGTACGGTTTGAACGTGTCTGTAGTTTTAAGCTTTTGAAGACTCTCTGGAACTATATCACCTTTAGCATATAAGTCAGCTAACTCATCAGTGTCTCTAACTCTACCTTTCTGAGTTACAAACTTCTTAAAGCTAATCTTACCTGCATCCCAAACTGCGAATGCTGGACCGAGTACATCTTTTTGATATGCTATCGGTTGTGTCTTAAGCCAAGCGTCTGCTGATCTAGGAGGAGTTACGGGTTTGCCTAAAGTTTTAGCTTTGTCCGTTGGAACAAGCTTCCTCTTCTCTGGAGCTAACTCACTCGCTTCCTTTACCACTGGGATTAGTGTACTACGACAGTTGAAATGTAGAGGCGGTTGTTTGTATTCATGACCACCATTTACATTCTTGTAACCCTCTGGGGTTGCTAACCATACATCTCCTGCGTGAGCACGACATACTGGTGTTGTATCACTGTCTAATACTGCTAGAAACTCGACACCATTAATTACATCTAGGTTCTCTAAATAAGTTTCTTCACGAACTTGGTTTGCAACAGATGCAATTGAAGTTCTTCCCAACGATGTAGCATGATGCTTTGACGTTGTCATAATACCATCTTTGTAATTAATTGCAGCAGTTCCTCTGATTCGCTGAGCGACTTCTGGAATGCTTTCTTGGTTTCCCCAAGCAATTCTAATTACATCTTTAAATTTATTCTGCAAATTTCTACTTTGTCTAGACCACATCTCTGTTTGAGGTGCTCCGTTCAAGATTAAGCTATCAGCAATTTTACTGATGCGTGCTGTAGATATTGTTGCGGTTGCTATCTGTATTGTTCCACTTCCTGTTGAAGATTTATTAACACTACCGATTGCAAATTCTGTTTCTAGATTACCCACTTTGATCAATTGATTCTTAACAGTAGCTGCAACGGTTTTATGTGCGTTTGCAATTGCTACGTTTCCTTTCTGAATAGTCTGATTTAGAAGGGCTTTTCTTTTGGCGAATGATTGGCTTCTTGAGAAGTCATTACCACTCACGATAGACTCTAGTTCTTTCGTTAATACATTTAATTCTTTAGTTATCTTGTTACTAAGATTGTTTCCAACCTTCTGTAACTCAATACTATGCTTGACTATATCGTCAGTCAATAACTCTGCTACTTTCTTAGCCATGATTTATCCTCTATGTGGAACTCCCGAAGGTAGAACCCTGTGATAAGACAAGTAAGCAAGCAGTCCCGTAGAACCGCTTGGACTTGTGTATGTTTGTTATGCTCCAAAAACTTTATTGAGCATCTTTCGGAAATGTGAAGGTATCTTTACTCCGTCTGAGCGAGTATATCCTTCTACAAAAACCTTTCCACTGTTTTCTTCAAGTGAATTTGCATTCTTTTTTAGTTTATTAACAAAACCTTCATCTTGGACTACAGATATTTATCTGTCTGCTCTGTTAGGTGTTTGTTTGTACCATTTACTTTCTTTCATTTCTTTAGCCATTGCTTTGTAGTCATCGTTTTTAATTGCTGCCTTTAACTTCTTGAACTTAGCAAGTTTAGTTGCACCCATTTGAAACGCCATGTTTGTTACTACATTCTTCATTGGCTCTGAAAGAGTTTTAAATTTGTCTGCTCCCACAAATATTGCTGCATCTCTTTGAGATGTTTTAATATCTTTACGGAACATTTGTAAAGCTCTTGAGTTAGATATCTTATCTCCAACTTTTAATTTATCTGAAGGAAGTACAAGATGTCCTACGCCTACTGTAGGCTTTCCAAGATGATCTAAATAAACGTCTAGTCTCATTCCTTCATCACGGATTAATTGCTTCTCTAGTGTTAATGCCATTGCATCCTCCTGTTGTTCGTTAGCATAAGTTAAGCCTAGTGTACCCAGAATTAGCAACCATGCTAGTGCTCTGAATAGTATCATTATCTTCTCTTATGTTAGTGTTAGTGTTAGTATCACTTATCGAAGACTCTCCTGAGAGAGCCTTCTGTAAGTATTACTTTTTATCTTCTTTGTGCTTCTTACCCTTCATCACAGTGCCATCTGGCATTGTATGTGAATCCTCTGCAGCTAGTGCAGATCCAGCGTCCGAAGAGAAGTGCTTACCACTGAAAGCGATGTTCTCGCCTTCATAGAATAATGCTTCTTCTGCTTCACGATCAAGGTCAGACTCTATTAGAGCCATCTCTTCATCGATTGTTCGACCTGTAGGTAGTCTTTCACCTTGATCTAAATTCCAAACTAAAGATTCTAGAGACATAACACCACCCTGATACGCACCCATAAGGGCAGTAATATCAGCAGCAGCAAGTTTACTGTCTACATAGTCTTCGTTTAGATGTACTTGTATTGCTTCTGAACCAGCTTGGTTTTCCCAACGGGCAACCATCTTCAATAATTTAGTTACACCTCTTGACATTGACTTAGCAATGTTAGATAGTGCAGCAGTTTCACCTGAGTAATTGATTCGTGCAACTTCAGCAGAAGTCGATTGATCCATCTTACCAGCAAGCATACGAGCACCTAATGCACTCATCATACTTTCTTTGTGATCCATTGCAGTCTTAATTGTTGAAAGTCCTGTTCCTGTGAATTCTAAGAATCCAGCAGATGAACTAGGATCTGGCAATATAATTGCATTACCTGAACCGATTGTTATCTCTCCGTCACGATCGCTAAGACCAGTGAAGTAAGGAGTAGGCAACGCAGTCCAATGCATACCATGTTCGTAGTCTGCAGAGTTTCTGTAGTGAGCGATGTTAACGTCAACCAAATCCAATAAAGGTGGTTTAGGAACTTCTAATATAGAACCGTCAGAAACGATTGGCACACATGGTAAGAAACCTAATGGTCTCCCTCTGTTTGTAAGTGTGTACTGTTCGAATGCTGTAAATTCTTTCTCAGAACTTCTTTCGTCTTGATCTTCACATCTCCAAAGAGTAACAGATGCTTCACCAGTAACCTCGTCAAGCTTATACTCTCTGTATTGTTCCATTTTTACTTGTTCATATTCATTTTCAGGATTAACTCCGAAATAGCTTTCTCTGAAAACCATCTTACATAGTTTCTCATCGTAATCACTATAAGTCTTAGAGAACCAGTTTATTGTATCTTCTGATTTATACCAGATTAAGTAAGGCTTATTGTCTCCGCCATTCTTTCTATCGATACATACTGTAACTCTTCCTGAGATCATTACTTCAGCTTCTATCTCTGCTAGGAATTCATTTAATGAAACTCCTTGTCCTGTAACGTCAGCCGAAAATGATTCAATTGCCTCAGCACCTTTTATGGTAGGAGGTTTTCTATCAATAGCACCGACTAAGGCAACTACAGTTCTTGACATTGCTGCAAAGAATACTGCTCTTGTTTTGTAACTGTCATACATATCTTGATCTTGACCAGACAATCTTGGAAGATACTCTTCATCTATTCTGATAAAAGCTTGACTTCCTAAAAGGTCGTTATCTAATCTCTTGATACTATCTGTACCTGAGTATGCGTCTCTAGAACGCCTGATTTGATTCATTCTTGATCTCAATAATGGATGTATTGTTGATACGTTGTTAGCCATAATTGTCTCCTATAATAAGTAGTTTAATAAAATGTGTTCTTGTCACAGAACAGCAAGTTATTTAAACTTACTACTTCGTGAAATTTGTTTTTCCTGCATCCATTCCGATTTGCTTTAATGCAAATTCTTTTCTTCCTTTAGCAGTCATACTTCCGTGCTGACCTGGACCAGCGTAAGTACTAATTGAATCGTCCATCTTCTTTTGGTATGCTCTAGATTTAGTAGAGTTTGGTCCAACGTCTGGAGCGATTAATCTTCCTGCGTGTGCACCACCGACTGATGGCTTGAACGCTACTGCTGAGAAGATAATTTCAGCTTTTGATCCACACTCATCGCAATCGATTGGTGTTTCACGCTCAGTGTGTGAGCACATGTCTGTTGATATCTCTTCGCACTTTGTACATTTATATTCATATATTGGCATAATTGTCTCCTATATGTTTTTGTTAATTGGCGGAGATGACGAGACTCGAACTCGCAACCTCTCCCGTGACAGGGGAGTGCTCTAACCAATTGAGCTACATCTCCAATTTCTTAAAATCCTTTAATGGCAACTTGCTTTACTTGACTACCAGTACCTTTCATTGGAAACTCTGACCACACTAGATACTTTAAAGCATCTGGCATATGATCGTTTCCATTCTTTTTATCTGGTCGACTAGCATTACCTTCCTCATAAATCCAAGTGTCTAAATCTTTAATAAGATTACCACAAGTAGGATCTATAAAACATCTTCTGTCTCCTGCTCCATTCAACATAAGTGTATTCATGTTGTTAATAGAATCAGCGACGTGTGGAGCTTTCTTAGGTGCAACAACTTGTGCTCCAAACTCTCTAATGATCGTAAAATCAGTTTCACCACCAATAGCAGAAGTTTTCCTAGCTCGTCCAGAAGGATCGGGGAATACTACCATTTCTCTACCCTCGTAGTCCTTACAAATTGTTTCCATAAGGTATCGGGTATTACTGTTTGCTTGTTTGTATTCTTTGAATATATGTAGTTCATCGCCTACCCTTTGTCCAACAACTGCTGACATTGGGTTTACGTTAAAGTCCATACCGACAAGGAGTTCTCCTCCCATATCTTCAACAGGTCTTACGTTATGATCTCTATCGAAGAGGTCTACGACTCTGTTGTTCATCGATTCAAACGACGCCATGTACTCTTGTTTAAAGTCTCTTGGCGATAAATCTCTTTGTGCTTCTACTATCTCTGCTGCAGATACATTACCACCATCTAAGGTTGTAAACATATAAGAGTTCCAGATAGCTCTTGACGGATCTTGTCCTTGTAGATACCAATCGTAAAAGTGATTAGTTCCTTTTGGAGTTCCGATAAATAGAGCATCACCCTCTTGATCAGATAAAGCTGGTCGTATAACCAAGCTCCATGCGTCAGGGTGGATGTCAGCAACCTCATCTAATACTACGAATGATAAAGATAGTCCACGTAGGCTATCAAAGTTCTCTGCTGATTTAAGCATAATCTTAGAACCGTTCTTAAACTCTACGAGTAAGTCGGATTCATTAATTCTTTTAACATACTGTTTAGGCATGTGTTCTTTTAACCAAGGCATCATAATCTGCTTTGCCATTGGGAATGTCGGAGCAATATATACCACCGTTTGTTTGTCGTGTTGTGCACCTGTTACTTTGTCAACACCGATTGCAGCATTAATCAACTCAGCACCTGCTAAGTATGATTTACCGAATCGACGTCCAGCACAAACGACTCTAAATCTTGATGTATCTTGGAACACTCTTGCCTGTGGGTCTGAGAGATGTATATCCATGATTGTCTCCTGAATAAGTTGGGTTCTATGTCCTCACGGAGAGAACCCTAAATTGTTATTTGTATCCAAAGGCTTCATAGAACCAAGGATACGCTTTCTTAATATTGTCTGAGGTTTGCTTACCTAAGATATCTTCACTGTCCGATGGATTGTGAGATACTTTTTCTCTTATTACGTGATCACCGAAAGAGCCATACACACTATCATCTTCGTGAGTGACTTGATCTACAATTTCAAAGTTGTGATCGTATTCAGGGATACCCAAATACTTATAAATTCTTTTTAACGATTGTGTAGGGTTAGATGTCAAGTCTTCGTATCTAACGAACAACACTGGCTTACCCTCTAACATCAATTGCTGTAGTCTGTCGGTAGCTAAACCAACTGGCTGAGAAGTTGACCACATTTCTACTCGTTTAGCAGTAGTTGTGCCTTTCATCTCGCTATCGTTGATAACTCCACCTTCGAGTTGAGCACCTTTACGGTGATTCTTCTCCATAGAACT